GTCAGGTGTATACGTACAGTACCAAGCATTTGCATTACTCCATGTTAAGAGGAATAACCAGAACAAAGTTCTTGCCATATAAATCCTCAAATCGTTTAGGGTATAAATCATACCAAGCAGATCTAGCTGCTACTCCAGTAGCTCCACCAATAGGGCAAGGACTACCTGATAACTCCATAGCATTCCATACTTTAATATCTTCACACATAACAGATACGGCTGCTACTTTAAGACCAAGATCATTCAATACCTTAGCATATTTACGTCTTTGACATCCATCATCCTCAACGGCTGTACCACCTGCTACAGATATAATACCACCTGATACTGCTCCAGTTATAGGTACTACACATAAGTCTTGAGAATATGCTGATATAGAAGGAGCTATAGCTGTAGGTACTGGCATACCTCGTTGTTCAATAATTGTTCTAGTCTCAGCATTAGCTTTACTAACTATCATTGTTGATACAACAATACTACCAAATCCTAATATAATAGTCCAAAGAAGTTTATTAAGAACAGCTTCTATTTTATCTATACGAGCATGAATATTAGCATACCTTTCGGCACACAGCTCTTCATGCGAGTTTAGTCGTTGTTCTACTTCTTTAGGAGTTGTCATATTAAAATTCTACCCAACCTGTTATAATATATTTGTCTCCACCTATTGGTGGGTTTCCTCTGTGTGTATGCGTATAAGCTGCAGGAAAAATAATACAGTCACCTTTTTGTGGTTTATATCTGTATTGTTGATAAAGAAACTCTGTTTCACCTGCTTCAAAGTCGTCATTAAGATATACAGTCCAAGTTAATAAACGATTACAATTATTTCTATGTGTAGCTTCAGAATGCCAAACATGATAACCCTGACCTGGTTTTGTTTTTTGTATTTTACTCATGAAAGAAGAATGTTCTGCAAAAGTCTGTAAAATTGAAAATTTATTCCCATAATTTTTATAACAATTTTGCCAAAATATATTATCAAACTCTTTTATTAAACTAACCTCCGCATGTGCCAAAGGATACGAAGGTATAAATATAGCCTCATCTTCTTTATCAATTTTTATTGCTTTATCATGATCTTGACGATTTATTGTCAATCCCATTTGTTCTACCATATTATAATATTCTATAAATTTATTACAAAACTCATCACTAAAAGCTTTTTCATATATCTGTATAAATTGATCCATTATCTATCCTTATTTAAAATATGGTCCTACTAACCAAGTTACAGCACTATATCTTACGCCTTTTGTAACTGGCTCAACACCATGAACCATGTAGCTAGGAAATATAAGTACAGTACCTTTTTTCTGCGGTGGATAATATACAGTTCCGTCTGCATTTAAAAAGAACTTACCACCTTCAAAATCATCATTCAGAAATGCTAATGCTGTAAGTTTTCTTACCTCAGAACTATGATGATGAACTGTATCAACATGAGCCCTATAGTGTCCTTGAGGTTTGTATATTAATAACTCAGTTTGATTAGAATGAGAAATATTATATTGCCACCAATAATAGTTTGCATTTAAACCTGATGCAGTTAGTGTTGCTCCTATGCCTACATTCTGTGGAAGTATAACTCGCTCTGTATCACGAATACTTTTATCTATATTGCCTGTTCCACCCCCAATAACTGGAGGCTCTTTTTTAATGTTGTCTTGTGAATAAGTTTTAATTAAGTTTTCACAAAAAGAATCAGTAATATGGTTTTCAAATACAGCGCAGTCTGTTAATAGTCTCGGTACTGTAGTTTTAGATATTCCTAATGTTGTTCTGCCATCATACTTTTGATCTGCATAAGGTCCATCAGCATCTACATAGTGTAAGAATACTTGTGCTTGCCACTGACCTTCAGTATACTTTTCTCGCCAGTGTTCTACATCCATACCACGATACAAAACTGCATCACCTACTTGCATATCTACTTTGTTACCTGCCATGTATATTGACCATACATCACCTTCAAAGCCTAAAGTAACTGTTGCTGAGATTTCACAAGCAGGTCTATCAGTATGTTTTTTTAATTCCTCACCAGGTTTATAAAGCCTAGCATAAGAGTAAGTAGGATATAATCTTTTACCACAAGCTTTTTCAAAATGAGGAAGTAAATCTTCTAAAAGTTTATCAAAGGTAACACACCCATGAATAGCATGAGACTTAGGGCATTGAGGGTCTTTTTCTGTTTTACCCTGAGCCACTAAGTCTCTTAATTCACTTGTTAATTCTCTACAGTTATCTAAATCTAAAAAACCTTTTAAATGGACGTATCCATTTTTATCAAAATCGTTGGTCACGATTATCCTTTCTAATTAAATACTACTGATTTATAATTTGTACTTTAGTCCAAACTTCATTAACCCAGTCAAATTCATATTTTTCAGTCTCAACTCCATTTTCATCCACTGCTAAAGGAGTATCTCGTCCTGTTTCTATATAAGCTGGTAATTTATGAAAGGTTTGATTATTAGGATTATACCACTGAGTAAATGAAACAATATCATCTGGGCAATCTATCCATTCAAATGAATCAGATGCTTCAAAAGTAGAGCCAGAATCAACAACCTCCAATACTGGATATCCTTCATTGTTAGGTCCAACAGGATCTATTTTATTTAGTAAACATTTTTTAGCCATAATTTATTCCTTAAAATTCAACAATAACACATCCACCCATACCCTTATTAAGAGTACCAGTATTAGAGTTTCCTCCAACGCCAACAGTAACAGGAACAGGGCTTGTTGGAATTGTTACAATTCCTGCAGCTAAACCTCCTTGACCTCCTTGAGGGGCACCATTAGCAGAAGATCCTGCCCTGATATATTGAGTTACACTCCAAGTTGTCGTTGTGTTCGTACTAGGGCATTGAGCACCTGATACGTGACCATATCCATTACCCAGTTGTCCATAAATATTTGCAGGTGATGATCCTGATCTATATACTGTACCTGCAGGGATTGAACCTGTACCTGCGTTACCATTAGCTCCCGATGGGTTTGCCCTTCCTCCTGTCCCTCCAGTAGCTGTAGCATAAGCTCCAAAAGAAGAAGTTCCTCCTGTTTGTGCAGTACCAGTAGAGGTATTAGTGGCACTACCTCCTGCTCCGCCAACTACAGTTACTTGAACTTTAGTAATATTACCTGGATTAGTCCATGTGCCAGGAGAAGTAAAAACTTGAGCACTAGAAAAGCCTCCTGCAGCTACAGGTAGATCTGTCCAAGTCATTGTACCATCACCATCAGAAGCTAAATACTGACCAGAAGTACCATCACCTGGAACATTAAGTTGCGTAGCTCCTACAGCATTATCAGCTATTGCTGTTGCATCTACAGAACCTGGAGCATAATGTTCACTATCAATAGAATCTGCTGCATAATGTTCTGAGTCAATAGCATCATCTGCAATCTTAGTTCCGTCAACTGCATCTGCAGCTATTTTATCTGTAGTCACTGCAAGATTATCAATGTCTGCTGTAGCAACTGTATCTTTAGCTGCTAAAGCACCATCATCTGCATTTACAAATGCTTTAATTTGTGATCCAGTAACTTTCTTACTGGTACCTGCTTCGTTTATTTCAAACTCATTAGCATCTGCTGCTACCGATGCTGCTGTTAAGTCTGAGATTTTAATGTTTGCCATAGTTTAATAACTCCTCTTCCAAGCTCCGTTAGTGTGTTTATAAATTTTTAAATTGTTAGTCCAAGCTCCATTCCATTTTACATTTGGAATAAATGTTTTCCAAGTTCCTGCATCTTTGTAATACGGCTGAGAACTAAAGAATGTTTTACTTGGATTACCTACTATAGTAGCAAAAATAATATTACCATAAGCTGCTATAGCTGTTCTAGTATCAGTACCATTTTCTAGTACACGAATATCTCCTGCTTCAGTAATACGTGTTACTTCATCTGTACCTGATGTAATACTACCGAATAATGTTTTAAGTCCTACACTTGCTTTTGAACCTGTAGCACTTAAAGGTGCTTCACCAAAAGCTGTTCGTAAACTATCTACAGGAGCCATTGTACCTGTAGCTGTCATAGGAACTGACGCTAGTAATAAATTTAAACCGTCTGCTGCTATCGTAGCAGTAGCTGTTAAACTAGCTTGATCTACAAATGTTCCTATACCTGCAGTAAGTTTAGAACCTGCTCCTGATAAACTAGCAGATCCAAAGGTACTAATATTAATTGTACTGGTTACACTACCAGAAGCTGAAAGACTTGCATCTGGTATTTCAAAACCAAATGTCGTTCTAATAATTCCATCTTCTGTAACTCTGGTATCATCAGCAGTTGTTGCTCTAATACCTGCAGGAACTATCGCATAATCTTCACTTACACGTGATTCACCTGCTTCTGATATACGTAAATCATCAGCTTCGGTGTGTCGATAGGACCCTGTAATAGCCATTGATTATCCTTACGCTATAGTAAGATCAATGTTACCAGTTGAAAACTGTAATGTATCTCCGTCTGCTACTGTTTTAGATGCAGTCATTTGACCATGCCATAATAGATTACCACCTGATGAAGCATCATGAATACCAATATGAGTAATTGTACCCCAGTCACCACCTGCTGCAGTAAATGTAATATCACCTGTGTTTGATGTTGTACCACCTGGTGATGTTGCTGCTGCAAATGTAACTGCTTGTCTAGAGTATCCATTACCTGATACTTCTGTACCACCACCTGAATCACTAGGTGCTGCAGTGTATAATGCTACATACCAAGCTGTAGGTCTTGTAGCAGTGCCTGTTGTCATTAACCAATCTAACAACAGAGCTTCTGAATGATCCGATAAAGCTGCCATTTATTCTTTCTCCTGTTAAGT